CAATAACATACCTGCGGCAGCACCGCCTGCTGGTCCAGCAGCAAACGCTGCGGCGGCTGTTAGTATACCAATAGCTAGACTGGCTTTGCCTGGATTTGCTTTCATCCAGTCGCCTACTTTTTTAACTTGGTCTGCTAGTTTAGGATTGTCACCAGCAATTTTTGCTTTTAATTTTTCAAATTGTGCGTCAGCATTTTTTACAGGTCCAGTGTCTTGAGCCATTTTGCCAAGTTCGTTTACTTTGGCATTAATTTTTTTAAGAACTTCTCCTGGAAGTTTTACTGCTGCGCCAGCAACGTCTTTTGCTTTGCCTAAACCTGTACGTTGTCCTGCGGCTTGCTGTTCGGCACTGGTAAAAATATTTTTAATTTGATCTGGTGTTAGCTCTGCTTCGCACAAGCGAACTAGTTCTTCCATTAACGGCCACAGTTCGCGCTCAAACTTTCCAAGATAGATTCTTTGACTTTCTGTAAGAACGTCCCAACTTTCATTTAGAATAGTTTGCGAGCGTAAGTTGTATGCTGTTACTTCTTGAAGTTTCATTAGATCATTCCTACTAGTTCTTGTTTTTGTTGTGCGTTTAGTTTTTGTATTTTTGCTTTTACTGCTTCAATTTGCTTTGCTATATCGGGATTAGGACTAGCAGTTGTGGCTCCTGGAGCAGCAGCTTGTCCTGTACCAGCAGGCTTACCAGTTTTTGTTCCTTGTCCACCTACTTTTTGTGTTGCTCTGTCAAGGAATCCTCCGCCCTGCTGCTGAGAACCAGCGGCAGCGCCGCTGCCGGCTACGCCCGGACTTGCTTTGGCTCCGCCAACCTTTGCTTTTTCTTGAGCTGCTTTTAATAGAGCTTGATCAATCTGTTTAGGAGCAAGTACACCTGATACACCAGTAAGTGGTGTAGTAGGAAAACCTTTTGACTTTAAAAACGCAGCTAGATCCTGTGCGTCTAGTTGTTTTAGATTCATGCCAGTTTGTCCGGCATACTTTTTAAGATCTACATTTAATTGTCTAGCAACATCACCTGTTTCAGCAGCACCACTAAGTCCAGCAGCAGTTGCTTTTGCTCCCACAGCACCAAGTGCCTTTGCTCCTACCTTACGTCCTATCTGTTTTAGAGCTCCTACAGGTGCTTCCTTTAGTTTTGCTGAATGTCGCATAGCAGCCTTTTCAGAATCAAATGTGCCATGATCTTTACCATCAATCTTTAAATTCCATTTAGGCTTCATTGAATCACCAGATTTAGTAAGTTCAATTTTCTTACCATCGCGGTTCATAGTCATCGATTTTGCTTCGTTGTTTATTATATCATGTACATTCATAGTGATTATTCCTAAACTTTGTATTATTTATACGGAAATACAAAGTTATATTAATGTATGAGCTAAAGCTCATACAAGTTTTCGCTAACGCTCAAACTATTTTATTTGATTTAAACAACGAAGTTGTTTTAAGTTTCATGTAGATTGTTCAGTCAGACGGAACCACTTACGGTTCCGCCTAAAAAAATGAGCTTCATGTGAGTTCGCCCAGCCTAGACTTTGGAAGTAGGTATTTTCACTGTTCAATGGGCTCTGACCTTTCCCAACCTACGTCGACATCATACAGTAAGTGTATTATATCATACACTCAATGTATTACCCGCTACTTCGTTCCTAGCACACGGTTTTTATGAACATTGTGGTTCTTGATTGGCAACATTCAATCTACTTCAATCCAACTATGGTTCGCTATTGGCGTCAAAGTGTACGTGTCCTATGTTTCCATAGGTTTTTCCACAGCCCGATTACAATCTGGCGGGCTAACCTTGTGTGTTGCTTGTTATATTGCCTTAGATACGCTTGAGATGTTCTCTTAACGCCTGTGAGGAGCCTACTCTTACATTAATAATGCCATTATAGTAATCGTCAGTTTCTAAAACTCTGCGATCAAACTGTTCTTTGGCTTCTAGGTAACTTAAAACGCCTTTAGACTCGCAGTAGTGTAGTATTTCTCTGAGGAAATTCTCTTTGCCATACTTTTCTACGTCTGCTAGCAGGTTATCTGATGAACCCCAATAGTCTTTCCAGTCAGATTCGACTGTTGAACGTCTTTTATTTTTTTTACCTTTGAGCGGCGGCCTTGTTTTTTTGAATTGAGCTAGTTTTTTGCCTATATACTTTTTGCCGTTCTTTTTATTTGTGATGAGATATACAAATCCTATGTAGCCTTCTGGTATTTCGTCTACAATTTCGCCATCATACATCCACGTCATGTAGCTACTTACCGGAGCCTTAATCGTCTGTGCCTTGGTTTTGGTTCTTGCCTTTGTTTATGTGTTTGTCGTGTATTTCGTCCATGCGTATTTTAGCAAGTTTGCGTATTTCTCGCAACCATCTTCGCGCATTTCTGTGTGTACGCTGTGAATTACGTGCTTCAAATAGTTCGTTGACCTTAAAATACTCAAGATATGCTTTGGTCAACTTGTCATGAGTATCGTCTTCTATCATTCTATTATTTCAATATCGTTTTCATAACTGGTAAAGCCGTTTTCTTTGATAACTTTCATAACATGATTGACTCTACCTACCAGTTCGTCCTTGTGTGAAATAAGGAACACGTTTTTCTCACGCTCTCTGCCCATTTTCTTAAGCACACTAAGAGCATTTTCAACACCTGCTGTGTCCATGCCTGAATCTATCAGCTCGTCTATGAACAATAGGTTGATATTTTGATATAAACTTTCCCAAACGTCTCTAAACGCAAAGCTCATACCTAATATCAGTCTGTTTCTTTCACCTCTTGACAGGTTATCAAAGTCTAAGTCCTGTCCTAGTTGTGTAATTTCCACATTTAGATCATTTTGGAACACAACTAGATGTGGTAAACCCAGTTTGTCGAGATAATATGTAAGCCTATTGTTCAAATACATAAGATTTTGATCAATAATTTTCTTACGTATAAAAGAATCTTTGTTGGTTAACAGTTTTAGCAGAAACTCTTGGTGATCTTTGTAGTTGTTAAGGTCATTCATAGGACCCCAATCTATTTCTTGAATACCAGTATTTTCTAGATCTTCAATTTGCTCTATATAAGGATCAGTTTCTTGTTTCTTTGTGTCAAGTGCCTGACGCAAACTGTCAACATTTTGTCTGTGTTCGTATGCTTCTTTAGCAGTTTCATAAAATGTGTTGGGTCGTCCGTTTATGTCACCTATTTCTGCTAGTGCTTCTTCTACCTCAGACAGTTTTTCCGCTATGTCTATTTTGTATGTGTCGGCGTCTTTAAGCTCTTTCATTTTCTTGTCAAGTATTTCCTGCTTTTTATCAGCATGAAGTTCTTGACCACAAGCATAGCAGGTTGCTTCTTCTAGTTCTGCGATGTCTTTTTGTACTTTTTGTACAGAATTCTCAGCACGTTCTAGTGCTACTTCCAATGTGCTCTTTTCTTTGTTAAGAGCCGTAATAGCATTGTTGTTCTCAGCCCAAGTACTCAGCAGTTCATGTGCTTCTAGTTCTTTGTCTATGTCTAATTTTTCTAATTCGTCAATGCCCTGCTGTAGTCTTTCAATGTCCTGCTTTTGCTTTGACTGCCAGGCACGTTGTCTAGTACGCAGACTGTCAACAGTTTCACCTATTTTTTCATTTGCCTGTTGTATAGCATTGATTCTAGCATTTTCTTCAGTAATAGCGTCTCTAGTTACTCTAGACTGTTCCTTTAACTGTTCTGCTTTTTCAGAAAGTATGGTAATACCCAACAACTGTTCAATGATGTCTCGCTGATCGTTGGTGCGCATACTTAAAAATGGCTCAGTGTAAGTGTTTAGTGCCACAATGTGTTTGAACATATCGTGGCTCATGCCCAACATATCGTTGATATCTTCTTGTGTCTTACGTGAATCGCCCTGCGACTCGTCAATTAGCTCTTGTTCTTCGTCGTTTACAAAAAACTTTAGCACATTAGGTGAACGTCCTCGTTCAATTCTGTAGTCGACACCGTCTTTTTCAAAATGTAGTGTAACCAACATACCTTTTGAGTTGGTTTTGTTAATTAAATTGTTGCGTTTGATGTTGGTAAGAGCTTGCCCATACAGTGCGTAACTGAGTGCGTTAATAATAGTAGTCTTACCAGTACCGTTACGTGAACCTGAATCGTCTCCACCTTGATCTAGATTTTCTCCTAGCACAAGAGTAAGTTGTTCTTTGTTAAAATCTACTGCTTGAGTCTGGTTGCCCACACTCATAAAATTCTTTACTGTTAAATCCTTTAGTTTAATCATAACTCGTTATAGATTTCCAATAGTAACTGTTTGTTAAAATTATCCGAATCAATTGCCGCAATTTCTTTAGATACAATCTGATCAACACTTTCAAACTGTGTAATATCCAACTCTGTGGAAATTTCTTCTACTTGTTTTTGCGGAATCAGTGTAATTTCACGGCAACCGTGTGAAGTAATAAATGTTTCTTTGATAAAACTGGCTTCTTCATAGGAAATTGGCAAGTCTAGTGTTACTCTAAGGTACATTTTGGGTTTGATTATGTCATCTGTTTTGTCTAACAGCTCAGAAAGTTTCACGGTTCGATACTTTGGACAGTTCCACCAGTTGATATATTCAGGATCTTTGCCATTTTCTTTGTCAAGTATCATCATACCTCGATCATCATCCCACGCATCCGCATAATTGTGGGGAAATGCGTTACCAATGTAATGAATTTTGCCTTTAACCTGGCGTTTATGGAAGTGTCCGCTAAATACGAACTCTTGATTTTTGAAGTGTTCTGGTTTTAAGTCGCCGTGATCTGGCATTTGTACCATAGCATTCATATAAAAGTGCGGCAATTCAAAGTGACCAAACATATATTTGGCTTTACACTTTTCAATAGTTTTCCATTCGTTGCCTACCAGCCACGGAACAAGTGCTACATCGTCTTGCTCTAGGATTTCATTGACTACAGTAATACCAGGAATGTGTTTACCAAACTCAACAGAATGGATATCACGCTTATCTTTGTAATACAAATCGTGATTGCCAGGAAAGAAGAAAAACTGATCAAATGCTTTGCCTAGTTTTTCTAAACTTCTAATAGTAGCATCCATGGTTGTAATATTAAGACTGTTTCTGTTGTGATGCCAGTCACCACAAAAAATACCAGTCTCACAACCGTGTTCTTTGGCTTGCTCTATGTACCAGTCTACAAATTCTTCACAATCGTCGTTGTGTAATCTGCTGTTGCCTTTTAAACCAAAATGTATATCTGTAAATACTGCTGCTTTTTTAAACACTCAAAATTCCTCTATTAAACTATTATAATACTGTTATGTCAAATAGTCAATAGGGTTAATCACCATTTCTTTCGGCTTCTCTACGTTGTGCTGCTTCCCATTGACCTTCGTTTTGTCTAGTATATGAAGGATTCATGTCATTCATTTCTAGAATATCGTCTCGAATATTTTGATTGCGTTTTTCAATATTAATAACCCTAACAAAACTGTTAGTTACTGCCGCAGTGTAGTAAGCAAACGGATTATTTGACTTTGATTCGTCAAATTGTAAGCCAATTTGAGCAAGTTGAAGTATAGCCTGCCCGCGCATTTCGTCATTATAAGTGTAACCGCGCACATTTCCTCTAGTAGCATAACGTTCGCACAACTTCATCCACATACGAGCTAGTTTTTCTGTGGCTTGTCCGCTAGTCTTAGAAAAATAACCATTTTCCATACCACCGACCCAATGACTTTTACCTACACAAGTTAGTTCGCCGTTTTCGTTAAATTTAAAGTGTTGGAAAGGAGGAAAATTTAGCTTTGTTTTTGTGTCTGCTATGGTTTTGGGATTTTTCTTTCTGCCTTTTTCTTCCGGAATATGATCAAATGTCATAATTCTAAAAATTATGTCTTGATCTAGAATAGAATTTTCGTCTACACCATTTCTTTTTGCACG